ATCAAGCTGATGACAAAGATAGAGTGGTTGCAACGGTAGACTCTAATGGTAATCGAACTAATGTTGTTTTGGATGCGGCTGACTAATGCCAATAAAACCTCAAATTTACTATAACGAATATATCGCACCTGTTAATTATTGGCCTTTAAATTATTGGCCTTTAGGAGGGTTGTGGCACTTCGCATTGAAAGGTCGAATCTCAGTGGCTCCTAAAATAACAGCAAAAATTGGAAGGAAACAAGTATGAGTGAAATAGAAATTCAGCCGAATTCAGATAACCCGATAGAGCTAACAAGTTTGAAAGTAGATGGTGAACTTGACAACGCCGCTACTGTCAAAATGTCGCTGGTAAAACAAGTTCCGTTAACCCCCGATAATGATTCGGTGGTTGAGGATTTGGCCGGCAGCCCTAACGAAGTAGCAATACCAAGTGATGGGCACGGACTAATCGACGGGGATAATATCTTTATAACCGGGATTGAGAATTATAACGGGGGACAGACAATCACGGGGACACGGAAGAATTTGGATAACGCCGCCACTATTGCGGTGCACAAATTAGAATTTGATAGCGGCCAAAATGAACCATCGGCAGGAGATACGCTCACCGGAGATACGAGCGGAGCGACGGCGGTACCGGAGATACGAGCGGAGCGACGGCGGTTATTGAGATGGTCGAACTTGTTAGTGGAACCTGGGCGGCCAACGATGCAGCGGGGTATTTTTATGTTAAAACCCAGAGCGGAACATTTGAGGCAGAGCTTGTCAAAGTCAGCACTACATCCACGGCAAATGCTCTCAGTGATAGTGAAAAGAACGTCCGCACGGATATTCCCTGCACAGCTCACGGACTAAGCGATGGGGACTATTGTGCCATAAAGGGGACTGTCAATTATGATAATCCCAATATCGAGGTTCTGGGAGCTCCCGACACCGACCATATTGTTATCGAAGAAGATTACGTTGCCGAAACATTTACAGGTAATGAGATACTCTACTACCCTGCAAACAAGCTGGTATTCGAATCAGCCCATACAGCAGAGCAACTAACAGGTGATGAAGAGATATACGTTATTCTCCCGAATGCCAAAGAGATAGATATGACACACAGTGGCGAAGACCCTGATGGTTATTACATAGGAAATTTACCCGACACAGTAAAGGGGCTGGTTCTAGATGCCTGGTATTTTTTATTCGTAGAAATGACAAAAGACAGCTCCGACAGGTTGGCTATTGTGCCGGTACACGTTGTTAAATATGAAGGCGAGGAAAGTTAAAAAATGGAACAAAACCCTAAAGGCAATGGCTGGGAAGAGTGGCGGAATCACATATTGAGCGAGCAATGCAGGTTCAATAAACAACAAGAGCAGATATTCCATAAGCTAAACCATTTGGAAGTATCGGTCGGACAGTTGAAGATAAAGTCCGGGATATGGGGGATGCTCGGCGGTCTGATACCGGTGGTTATAGCTTTAATAATAATTTTAATAAAATTTTCTATGGGCATAAAGACTTAATGAACATTGAGCAAATAAAACAGGTCGGTAAAAGGATTGCAGAATATGAGCCGCTACATAGCGATGCCGTTGCTTTTCATACGTCCCTCGTAGACTATCGCTGGATATTCGGTGGCAATCAGAGCGGAAAATCGTACTCTAATATGATGGATTGTGCAATGTTCGCAATGCAAATTCATCCGCTAAGAAAAACGCCGAAAAACGCCTTGATTTGGGTTTCCATAGAAAGCTGGGAACAAGTAAGGGACATCTTGTGGCAGGATTATTTAAAAGAAATGCTCCCACGGTGGCAAATTGACTCGGTAAGATGGGGTCAGAGTCGGGTGCCGAGAAAAATATTTATGAAAAACGGCAATGCAATAGAATTCAAAGCATTTAATCAGGGCAGGGAACTATTCCAGGGTAGAGGGGTGGATGCAATTTACTGCGATGAACAATGTCATCACGACTTTCAGGGTATAATGGATGAGATGGAGGCACGGCTAATAGCCAAACAGGGCTTTATGAGCTGGTCGATGACCCCTGTTATACCACAGATGAATTTGGAGACCAGAATAAACGACTTACCGGCCACTGATGAAGTGTTTCATTTTGATTTGAATGACAACCGTAAATCAAGGGGCGGTTATATATCAGATGAAAGAATTGATAATCTGATAGACCAATGGGCACCGGAGATTCAGGAGACGAGAGTAAAGGGGTTATTCGCAAGTTTTTATGGTGCTGTTTACAAAGAATTCCGTAGGCAGCGACACCTGACTAAGCCGTTCAAGATACCCAAAAGCTGGCGGAGATTCCGAGGATTTGATTTCGGGTTTACGAATCCCTTTGTCTGTTTGTGGGCAGCAATAGATAGCGACAATAACTACTATATCTACCAAGAGTATTACAGGGCTAAAGAAGGAATCCACAAACATATAGAGCGGGTTAAAGAGTTAAGCAAAGGGGAGACTTACCAGGCAAGCTTTGCCGACCCTGAAAATGCGGAGGACAGGCACGAGATGAATAAGGCGGGGGTGATAAACAAACCAGCGAAAAATGACGTTGCCCGTGGTATAGAGACCGTTCAGGAAAAGCTAAAGCTCAAAAAGGATGGAAGGCCGTCGTTATTTATCTTTGAAACCTGCAAAAACTTAATCCGAGAATTAGGGTCGTATAAATATCCTAAGGGGACGGAAAGAAAGTCTCCATCTGATTTACCGATGGCAGTAGCAGACCACACCTGCTTAGTGGCAGGCACGTTGGTTCAAACAAATATTGGTGAAAAACCTATTGAGCAAATAGAGATAGGCGATAAAGTTTTGACAAGGCAAGGATATTATCCAATCACCGCAGCGAAAATGACGGATAATAGAGCCGACGTGATGACAGCAACTTTTTCTAATGGAACAAAATTAACAGGAACAAAAAATCATCCCATATTTGTTCAAGGAAAAGGGTTTATTTCTCTTGGCGCTTTACGATACAATGATATAATAAAGACATTATGCAAAACGAAAAAATCATATACAAAGGCGTGTCATACCGAAGATACCCTAAATCTAAAAACTGGTCTGATAGATAATATTACAGCGCCAGTTACCATCCCGAATTTGGAACAAGATATTTACACCGAGAAATTTGGAAAAATGCTTTCGGGGAAATACCCGAAGGTTATGAAATACATCACAAGAATGGTAACACCCTTGATAATCGGTTGGAAAATCTTGAAGCGAAAGAAATATTTTTACACAAGTCAGAACACGGAAAGCTCAACTATTTACTCAATCCATCAAAGGCAAAAAAACACTTGGCAAAAATCCGTCCGCTTGCTGTTGAATGGCATAAGTCTGCTAAAGGTCGTAAATGGCATAGCCAGCAAGCTAAAAATTCATTTAAGAGGCGTAAACCACTGGTTAAAGTCTGTGTGCAATGCGGCAAAGAATTCCAGGATATTACACACAGAAAAAATAGTAGGTTTTGTTCCAATGCCTGCAAGTCTGCTTTTAGGTTTGCCACAGGAGTCGATAATAAAATCAGAACCTGTCCTATTTGCAAAAAACAATTTTCAACTAATAAATACACCAAAACAAAGTGCTGTTCCCGTAAATGCGGTAGTATGTTTAGGCGTAAAAAACACAGGCAAAGCTCCTGTTTATAATCTCACGGTTGATAAAGTTCACGAATACTATGCTAATGGTATTCTTGTAAAGAACTGCGATGCGCTTCGTTATATAATCTATTCTTTAGAAAAGCCGAGAAAGAAGGGGAAAGTTTATGTCGGATGACAAAAAGAAACAGGGCAAAGTATTTACTTATACCTATACCAAAAAGGGCGAGTTGGTTCCAGCGAACACGTTGCTCCGGCCTATTAAAAAGCAATCAAAACAGAAGTCGGAAGAACACACGTGGGAGCTTGAGGATGGGCTTGTTGAACCCCCGTATCCAATAAATGTGTTAATGTTATTATTCCAGAATTCGATTTACGCCTCTACTGTTCGTCAAATCGCAAAAGATGTCGCCGGTCAGGGCTGGGATATAGTGCCTAAAGAAGAAGGGAAAGAAAACGAGGCCGAGTTCCAGAGAGTAAAGGAACATATCGACAATATCAGCCCTGAGGTATCGCTTCGGAACCTCTTTGAGAATCTGATTATAGACTGGGGGCATATTGGTTATTTTGGTATAGAGGTTGGCAGGAATCCTAAAGGTGAGCCGTCTGAGATATATAGATGTCCTGCACATACGCTTCGTATCCACAAAAGCAAAAACAAATTTTGTCAGAAGAGGGAAACTAACAAAGTATGGTTCAAAAAATACGGCTATGAAAAAGATATTGCTCAAAGTAGCGGCAAAGAGGGTAGGTTCTCCTACCAAAAGCGGGGCAATGAGTTGATTTATTATAAAAACTTTTATCCCTATTCCGATTTTTACGGTGTCCCGAATATAATATCCGCCGTTCCGGAGCTACTTGAATACCAGAGCATAAAGAGCTATAACTCGAATTTCTTTGATAATTACGGCGTGCCGGAGGCGATAGTAAAGCTGGAAGGGGACTGGGAGGATGGCACAGAAGAAAAGATAACAAGGTTTATCGATGAAGAGATACGAGGGACAGAAAATGCACACCGGACGATGGTTATGCATCCTGCGGAAGGATGCAAGTTTGAATGGATTCCTCTACAAAAAACCGAAAAGAAGGAAAGCTCATTTTTAAACCAGCAAAAGATGGACAGGGACAATATCCTCATCGCCTATTCAATGCCGCCTGAGCGGATAGGTATAAGAGTCGTCGGCCAGCTGGGCGGCAATGTTACCGAGGAGGCCAATAAGATATATTTTGAAAAGGTAGTCTGTCCGCTGCAAAATGATTTAGCCGAAATAATAAATCTGCTTATAAGCGAGATAAGCGATAATTACAAATTCCAGTTTCACCAGGCGGATATACGGAATAAAAAAGAGCTTACGGAACAGCATACAGAACAGATAGAGCACGGTATCAAGACTCCGAATGAGGCAAGGAAAGAGCTGGGGCTGAAGGGATACCCTGAAGGCGATAAGTTTTATATAGCATCGAACCTTATTGAAGTCGGAGAAAAAGAGGAATGATGTTGTTGATACAAAAAAAAGGTATCAAAAATAGAAAATATTATATTCGCCGCCTTAGACGGCTGCTGGAACTCAATACGAATTATTTTAATAGCAGGGTTCGGGAGTGGCTCAATTTTGAGAATAAAAAAATCCGTAATGACCTAACAGACCGGTTCTTAAAAGATGAGGTCTCCGAGATTATCGAATGGAAGGCCATCGAGGCAAAGGGAAGAGAGATTATGAAGGCGGCTACAATGGTAGTTATAGAGCGAGGCGGCAAGCTGGCGGTAGAGAGCATAAGCCGGGAAGCAATATTTGACGCTATAACAAGTGATATAGTTTCTGCCGCTGAAAAAAATACAATGAATCTCGTTACCAATGTTACAGAGGAGACCAGAGCGGGCATGCGATGGTATATAAGCCAGGGGCTGGCTGAGGGCAAGGGGATGCCGAAAATCGCCAGGGAAATAAGGCCTATAGCGGGGTTGACCGAACGGCAGATAAAGGCGCTTGATGCTTATAAGTGGAAGCTTCTCGAAGAATCTCCTGGAATATCGGATGAGCGGTTAAGAAAAAAGATAGGTGTGCAGGCCAGAAAAAAGAACCGTTACCGAGCGACCAGAATAGCCAGAACAGAGGCGGCTCGAGCGCAGAATTTAGGTTATTGCCGGGGCTTGGAATCGCAGGGTATTAAAATGGTAGAGTTCAGCTCTTCTCCCGACTGTTGCGATATATGTAGTGGACTAAATGGAACTAAATATGATGTGCGGACAGGTGAGGGCGTAATTCCAGTTCATCCGAGCTGCTTAACGGGGGATACGCTCGTATCGCCCAGAGGTAGGATTGCGGCGGCCAGTAAACGGTGGTATAATGGGAAGGTTCATCGAATCAAGACTTCCACAAACCGAGAAATTGTTGTGACCCCACACCACCCTGTACTCACTAACGATGGGTTTGTTCCTGCGTATAAGATTGATGTAGGCAGCCACGTAATCAGCGACGGATTCAGTGAGGGGGAAACTTTTAGTGATTGGTATAATATAAATAAACCATCCACTGCGAAGGAGATATGTGAGTCGTTCTTCGAGAATCCTGGCGTGTTTCCCATAGAGGTGCCAACGTCCGCCCCAGATTTCCACTCCGACGGGGTGGGCAGCAAGGTCGCAGTTATAGGCACCGATAGCTTTTTGATGAATAGTCTCAATTCCTCTC